CGTTCCCTTTACCTGATGTAATATCTGGAGCAAACTTGATTGCATTCGCCGCCGCCTGTGCAGTATTACCTGCGCCAGCTATTCTTTTATCCTTCTATGTTCGTGCCAAAATTGTTTACGCCCGACTCGGTGCGGAACGCCATTTCTAAACCTGCGAAAAACTTCCTGCGTAAATACACTTAAGTGAGTAAGCATTTTAATAGTGCTAATTACGCTGTCGCCTATCCACTTGAACACCTGCTGCGAAGTAATGTCATTAGAGGCTATTCCGAAAGTCTCTGCAAATTTGGTCATGGCTTCACCTGTAGCGCCTAGCTGACTTTGTGCCTCACCATTAGGATCTATTAGCTCTTCCCAGAAATTAGTGAATGCCGGAATAACCTTTTCTAAGATAAAGGTTTGTATGTCCTGCATTATTGGCATGAACTTCTCGCCTATCTCTGCGCGAGTGTCCTCTAAGGTTGCCTTTAGTATCCGCTGCTGATTAGCTAAGCCGTCTGAGGTGTTAGCAAAGTCTCCTGCAACTTTATCTGTCTGCTCCATAAGAGAGCTATAGCGAGCCTGTACTTTCTCGCTCTCTGTCATAGCGCCTACACCATCGAAGATGCCTGTCTCTAGTGCGTGAGCCAAGACTGTAGCCGCGCTTAGGTCTATGCCGTAGTTTCTAAGTGGCTCTGATTGCCCTGCTAGTCCCGATTGAAACTTGCCTAGTGCATCGCTTACCTCTAGGTTGAATACTGAGGCAAAGTCTGCACCGCGCTGAGAGATTTCATCAACCACCTGGACAATGTTTCCGCCTTCTCCGGCGATAGTTCCAGCGAAACTAGAGAACTGAGTAGCTATGCCAAAGAGCTCCGTCTTGCTGAGTCCTAAGCCCCTAGCTGCGTTCTCGCCTAGTTCTAAAATGCCTTCTGCGGCATCTCCGAACGATACATTTACCGCGTTTATACCTTCTGAGAGATCACTAGCAGCATCTATTGCAGGCTTTATCTGTGAGGCTATTGCAGCGCCTAAGCCGATAGCAATACCGGCAGTAACCTTTGCTATGTTCTTGCCTACTTTGGCAAAGTTAGCGCCTAGTTTATCGAAAGAACCTTGAGCGCCTTTGGTAGCCTTAGCGAGATTTTTATACTCTCCCAGTATCTCTACATTTAGGACTAAGCTCATTTGTCTCTCCTGTTTATCTCACTTACAAAAGCCGAATACTCTTTAGTAGTTAGATTCCGGTATTCGCTTGGCTGCATTCCTGTAGCTAGTACGAACCTTGCCATTTTTTTAGCATTATGATCTGCTACTTGTTTTCTTTTGGGTCAGTACCAGCTAGAATCTTTAGCGCCTCTGCCTGTGATACTTTCTCTGTGTCCTCGAACTTGTATTCAGGGTTATCTCTTTTCATTGGCTACAAAGTAGAGAACTCGAAGCGCTCTGCCCTTAGGCTGACCGTCTGCAAAAACCTCATCTACGCTCCTGCCAATTAGAAGCTCTATTTCTTCAATTTCGCCTAGTGTCATTTCTTCAAAGTTAATCATCCTGTGTCCTTATAGTTTAGTTTTAGCGGTTTCTTGCATGATCAGCTTCTCCATTTGCTTGAAGTAGTTGTCATAGATTTCGCTCCTAGTGTATCCCAGGGCAGTAACAAAGAATGGCTGAGGTCGAATGTGTCTTTTGAACCAGCCCCAGTGAATAGGGTTAGCGTAGGGTACTGCGCTTTTAGAAGTTCTGTTATTGCCTGCTAGGACTGTAATCTTGCCTCTGGCAGTAGCGCCTACTCTAATGCTGTTCCTAAGCGCGCCTGTTCTAACCGGGGCTAAGCTGCGAGCCTCAGAAGCCACTAGCTCGCCGGATTCTTTTCCAGCGTCTTTGATAGCGTCTTTTGGCACTCCAACCGCTGCTAGAGCTTTGTTTATCTCTCGCAGATTCGTTACCTTAACCCCGGGCTGAACAGCCATGATTATGCAGTTACTACTGTAACCCCATAGAACTCGGAGCTGTCAGGATCGTTAGGTGTAGTTACAACTCTAAGGGTCACCGAGAAGGTTGAGGTTTCATTACTGTTTAGGCTTAGCGGTGGAATCTCGTTGAACTTGACCACGCCTGAGTAGTGAGGCTCAGAAGTGGAAGCGGTCGCATTACCGTTAGGAGCGATTACGAAAGTTGCAGTAGTTCCAAAGTTAGCCCAAAGAACGCGATAAAGAGAAGTAGCATCACCGGAGGGTAACACCCTCTAGCGATAGAGCCCCACTCTCCACCTACTCGCTGTTCGCAGAAGGTTTGAACATCTCCAGGAGCATCTCCCAGGGTTAGCTCTACCATGTTTACAGCGCAGGCATATTCGACATCTGCAATAAGGAACTTGATGTTCTCTGCGACAATTCTTGTGTTAGTCATTTGATGACCTTTCTAAATAGTTATTTCTAGCTCGACTGAGATATTAGCCGATAGGTATTCAGCGTTATTTGTTTGTAAGTTGTAGGGTTCGTTTACTCGAATCACTCGAGCGTATCGCGGCATAGCATTTAGAACATCATGTATTGCCTGATCTAGATTCTCTGTAGCCTTTTTTATTAGTAGCAGTAGAAGCTATGACCACTAGCTCTAGATTTAGATCGTACTGAGTGCCTAGAGTGCTAGGTGTTAGATAGGGAGAGGCGGCGTTTATTATTACTATCGGCGGAGTTATGCGCTCAGGAACATAATCTAAAACCCTAATGCTGGCCGCCTCTAAATCAAGCTTGAACTCTGCCTTAGAGATTGTTATTTCGTTAGTCATATTGCGTAGCCAACATAGGGATTCAGCAACGGATAGACAGCGCCCATAGGGTCTTTTGCAACCCTAATAGCTGTTCCGTCCATACTTGCAAACTGTGCCACTCCATTAGGCGCTGAACGCCTGTGGAATAGCTCTGAGGAACAGATAAGCGTAGCCTGCCTGTGAATCTCATCTGGGACAGCAGTAATCACGCCGACATAGTTCGCAACCTGAGCAGTTCCAGCACTTAGACAGGACTCTATAAAAGTGCCTGTTTCATCTGTCCCTACATAGGCTTGAAGTTCTGCCAGCGTGACTACTGTTGTCATTTAGATTATTCCTTAGACTACTATGTCGAGTTCTACGATTGCACCAGCGAATGGTGTAGTAATCGCCATGTATCCGTAAACGCTCACAGAATCAGTAAGGGTCGTAATGTCACCGTCTGTCAAACGAACAGGAGCGCCCGGAGACTCGAAGGACTGGATAGCCTGGCTGTTTGCCATGTAGACCTTGTTAGCGGTCATCGCTGGATCAACAATCAGTGGCAAGCCAAGTAGTCTGCCTGATAGTCCAGGAAGGTTAGCAGTTCCAATGTTGTTGAAGCCCTGACCGTCTTGTAGAACTACTGGGCGACCGTCAGTGCCAACTACAGTCATCAAGAACTTGTAAGCCTCTGGAGAGGCAACAATAGCCTCTGGGCGAAGTCCGGTGTTCTCGAAGATGTAAGTAGCGCCGTCAGTGATACCACCGATTAGAGCCGATACAGTTCCAGCAGATACGTCGAAGACCTTGCCGGTGTAGGTAAGTCCCTCAACGTGAGCAACGAAAGCAGCGTTAGAAGCGTTTGCATAAGCAATAGTTAGCGCCTGGAATACGGTGTTTAGGTAATCAACTGTCGAACGCTCGATAGTCTGCTTAGAGAAGCTTGTGTAGCCTCCGTAAGTCTTTACTGCTGCCGAGGTGTTAGCAATTGTCAAGTTACCAAAAGCTAGTTCGTCATTCTCTGGGTCTTGTTCTCCGACTGCAATAGTGTTAGCAGTTACAGAAGCATACTCAACACTCAAGCCTGAGCCTGGAAGCGCTGCGCGCGAGAAGGCTGATAGAGCCGGGCGGTTGTCGTTGATTAGGTTGTTGATCTGACCGACAAAAGCAGCGGTTGTTACTGTGTTAGCAGTAGTCGAAGCTGCGCGAGCAAGCTCAATAGCCTCTGCATCGCCGTCTAGTAGTTTCTTAGCAAACTCGCCCTGAGAGCGAATCTCTGAGCCAATTACTTTAGGTGTTTCAATAGTTAGTCCTGCTTCAACGACTCGGCGCAATTCAGCAACCTCATCTTGAACAGAACGGACTTCTAGTTCTATGTTCTCAGACATTAAGTCTCTTTCTTCTGTTTGGGTTTCGAGGGCTTCAACATCTTGTTGATCTTCTCTAACCTCGGTTATGTTTGCACCAGCGAAAGCCGGAAACGGCACGACAGAAACCTCTTTTAGGTCTATGAGTGTCCGAGTTC